CCGCCATCGAATTTATCTACATCACTGTTTTCTTTATCCTTTTCAGCCATATATATTACCCTTATAAATAATAATTTACTATATAGGTATTTATAATGGCTTACAGAGGGAAATACACAATTAAAGACAAACGGAAGTATATGGGTGATGCCAGTAAAGTCGTTTATCGTTCATTATGGGAAAGACAGGCATTTAGATGGTGTGAGTCTAATCCTAGAGTTAAAAAATGGAATAGTGAAGAGGTTGTTGTCCCGTATAAGTGTAAAACCGATAACAAACTTCATAGATACTATGTAGACTTATTAATCGAACTCGATAACAGAGAGATTATATTGATTGAGATTAAACCCAAGAGTCAAACCATGCCACCAAAGAAAGGCGCTCGTAAAACTAAAAGATACATCAATGAGGTGACATCATACATTAAGAACACCTCTAAGTGGGAAGCTGCGCAGCAATATGCAGACCATAAGGGATGGAAGTTTCAAGTGTGGACAGAGGACACTTTAACTAATCTTGGTATTAAACTAATAAAAGGATAGTATAAATACATATATGTCTATATTCGATAAATTAAGTGCCGCGGCATTCAGAGCAGGGATCCAATCTAGGACTCCTAAATCAGAAGAATGGTTTACCAGTAAGGTAAAGGAGCTTGCTATTCCTGCGAGAGGTAAAATTCTTAAGGATGATGCACTAGAGAAACAGACTAAAATTCGTGTGGGTGATATGATAATGTATTTCTATGACCCTAAGACAAAAGAAACACTACCGTACTATGATAAATTTCCATTAACTATTATTGTAGGGCCTGCACCAGGCGGATTCTATGGATTAAATCTCCATTATGTTAACCCTGTTGCTAGAGCAAGATTATTAAATGAATTATTTAAACTTGCACCCAAGAATTTAAAACCAGATACTCGTTTAAACCGATTAACCTATGATTTGTTAAATGGTGTTAAGAAGTACAAAGAATTTGAACCATGCTTTAAAAGATATTTAGTATCTCATGTTAAGTCGCAGATGTCAAGAGTACCAATGACAGATTGGGAGACAGCAATATATCTACCAATACAACAGTTTAAGAAGAAGAGCGCTAGATCTGCCTGGGCTGATTCCCGAAAAGTTTACCAAGGGGGTAAATAATGTCCATTGACAATTTAAAGAGCACAATAGGTAAACGAGGTGGACTTGCAAAGACAAATAGATTTCAAGTTATCTTCACTCCACCTCAAGGTAACCTGTTAAGTGTCAAAGGCCTCATAGGTGCAATTACATCTGGTGGTGGACTTAAATCTATGGTTAATGACCCTAGGGATATTTCTCTCTTATGTGAGACGGTCACTATTCCAGGCAGACAGATTGCAACACTGGATTATCAAGCAGAAAAACATGCAGTAAAGATACCGTATGGTTTTATAAATGAAGATGTGACGTGTTCCTTTTTACTTACCAATGATTACTACATGAAAACTATGTTTGACGATTGGCTAGAACAAGTATTTAATACTGAAACATACCGTGCAAAATTTAAAAAAGATTTTACTTCAGATGTTGTAATACAGCAATTGAATGAGAAGAATATTCCAGTATATGGTATTAGGTTAGAAAATGCCTTTCCTACTACTGTAGCTGGAATTACTCTGGACAATAATAGTGAAAGTGCTGTCCAGAAAATTAGTGTAACATTTAGTTACGATAACTATGTACCAGAAGGACCTTTCTCTTCTACAATGTCAGCATTGAGAAGCGCAATACCATCTGGACTTATATAATTTTAGGAGATTATAATGGCATTACCAAAACTTAATAGTGCAAGCTATGAAACAACTATCCCTTCTACAGGTCAGGTTATTACTTTTAGACCTTACTTAGTAAAAGAGGAAAAGATATTAATGATGGCACTAGAGTCTAATGATCAGAAACAGATTGTTAAGGCAACTAAGGATATGATATCCTCTTGTGTAATGGATGATATTAATATCAATAAATTAGCTACATTTGATATTGAAAGCTTATTCTTACAACTTAGATCAAAGTCTGTTGGAGAATCAATCGGACTTAAAGTCAAGTGTGATCATTGTAGTACACAGAACGAAGTGAGTGTTAACTTTGATGATATTGGAGTTAATGTACCTGAAGATGATGGTGTAATCATGATTACCGATACTGTCGGTGTTAAAATGAGATACCCATCATTCGATGATATATCATCTATAAACCCGGATAAAGAGGACTCTATTGAGACTGCATTTGATATTATCATGAAATGTATTGATAATGTATTTGATGAAGATAATGTATATCCTGCAGCATCCGAGGGTAAGACCAAGATGAAGGATTTTGTAGAGTCTTTAAACACTTCACAATTCCAGTCGCTGGCCAATTTCTTTGAAACCATGCCGGTGTTAAAAACGACAGTAGAATTTAATTGTACTGCATGTACAGAGGATAATTCTACGGAATTAAAAGGACTACAAAGTTTTTTTATGTAGGCCTCTCTCACGACAGCTTAGTTAATCACTACAAGACTAACTTCGCGATGATGCAGCATCATAATTATAGTTTAACTGAACTAGATAATATGATGCCGTGGGAAAGAGAGATATATGTTGCTCTTTTACAGGAATGGATAAAGGAAGAGAACGAAAGAATTAAAAAGGAAAATAAAAGATGACCGAAGAAAATAAAACTCATCCAGCAGACACTAATGGCGATGGTAAAGTATCTAAGGAAGAAGAAGCAATGTACTTGGAATTCAAGCGAAAAGAACTTGATGACCAAGATGCTATGCGAGATGCACAGAGGACAATGACTTGGTTTGCCCTATGGGGTCTATTGTTATACCCTTTCGCAGTTGTTCTTGCAGCATTGGCTGGATTGAATGAAGCTCAGTCAACTCTTGGTTCTATGGCACCAACATACTTTGTAGCCGTAGCAGGTATTGTAGCAGCATTCTTTGGTGCACAGGCCTTTACTAAAAAATAGGAATGACAGATGAAAGATAACCCTACACCACCTGATAATCAAGGCGATCCATTTGCTAACCTGACAAAGGAGTTGCAGGAACAGAATACTCTGTCCAAGGCAGCTGCAGACAATCAAGCTTTATCAGATAACTTACAGAATCAACTATTAAATGACTCCGTTAAGTTAAGTGATGAGCAAAGAAAGAGTATGGAAGAAATGATCCGAACTCTACAGTCTAAGGATCCTGCCGATTTAGAAAGGCAGAAAGAAGCAAGGGCACATGCAGATAATGTATTAGAAGCTTTAGAAGGTATCTTATCTAACACTGAAGACCTTGGCAAGATTGACGGTCCGGTTGCTGGTGTAAGTGCAGCATTACTTGCCATCCCAGTTGCACTATTGGCATTGGGTGCTGGGTTCGCATTGGGTGTGGCAGAATCATTTACTAAAATTATTAAGGTATTCACTAAGGTAATATTCAAAGCAGTGAATGCTGTAACTAAACTTTTCGGAATTGATCTTGCTAAGATCGGTAAGGGGTTAGGTAAATCCATCTCCGGATTCACTAAGAGTTTAGGCGCATCAATTAAGGGTCTCGGTACAGGAGCATCGGCACGTATTGCAAAGATTGCAGATAGTATTGGAGATGTATTTAAGCCTCTAACTAAGGGTTTAACCAATATCAAGAGGGCATTCACTGCAGGATTTGCAGGATTAAAAACATTTAGAACAGCAGTTGGCCAGTTTGGTAAAGCAGGGTTACTTGGTAAACTGGGAGGATTATTCCAATCTCTTACTAAACCCTTTAAAGCTATAGGTGGTGCAGTTAAGAGCCTTAAGGACTTTGTACTAGCCCCAATTAAGGCCGTAGGCACGAGTCTGCGTTCTCTTAAAGGTGCGATTCCTGGTGGTGGTGTATCCAAACTAATGAAACCAGTAACAAGTACTCTTAAAACAATCTTTGGTGTTATTAAGAATGTTGCTAAAGTTGCGGGTGGTTTCGGTAGAACACTAGGTAGATTATTCTTACCAATCACGGTTGTCATGGCTCTATTCGATACATTTAAAGGTGCCATGGCCGGGTTTGATAAGTACTCAGAAAAAGGTTTCCTAGAAGGAATTATCGGTGGCTTGTTTGGTGGTATAGCTGGATTCCTTAAAGGTTTTATTGGTCTTCCATTAGACCTATTAAAGGATGGCATATCGTGGATTGCAGGTAAGTTAGGATTTGAGAACTTCTCTGAACAACTCGATTCATTCTCATTCTCTGAACTTATAGGTAATCTGTTCACTTCTATCACTGATACTATTGTAGGATTCATAGGTAGTATTAAAGATTCTATTGCTGATATCGGCATTGGTGGTTTAATTCAGAATGTTGCTTTAAACCTATTAAAGATATTTAAGAAGATTGTTACATTCCCGTCTGCAGTTGCATCAGGCGCGATGCATGCAATTGCAGCAGCTATGCCTGGAGGTGAGACTCCGGGTGAAGCATTCATGAACGGATTTAACAAAGTATTTACTATGGGCGACTCTGCTATAGACTCTATGAAAGTCCAAGGTGATGGCCTTAACGAGAAAGGCGAAGAGATTAAAACTATGTCTGGTGAGAATGAGTTAGAGAAATCATCTGCTCAACCAACAGTTGTTTCTGCAGTGAATGCTGTAACATCAGATAACTCTACTACTAGGGGTGGGGATACGTATGTTATGTCACCTAGTAAACCTAATAGAAGTAGAGAAGCATTAGCCAGTAGATAAAAAAAGGGACTCAATTAAGAGTCCCTATAACCTGTCAACAGGTTTATCCTAAGGCAGGATTCTTTAGTTCTCTTTAGCCAACTTAGCAAAGTATGATAAAGTATCATCTTCATCATCACTTGAGGCGGCAGCATCCATGACTGGAGCAGCAGTCGCAGTCGTTGTCATTGGAGTTTCATTAACTACATTCATTGCTGGCATTTCCATAGATGGAGCACCGGCATCAACTCCTAGAACCTTATTCATTTTAGCTTTCAGTTCATCATAAGTTTTGTAGTTCTCTGGCTTGAGGAAATCTTGCAGAGAGTATAGTTTCCCATACACATCTTCTAGTCTCTCTTCATCACCCTCAAATAGTGAGGCTGGTTTAGCAAACTCTGACTTGTCATAGTTAACCCACCCTTCTACTTTACGGATCTTAATTTTAAACTCAGCACCTTCCCAGAAGTCGTAAGGATTGATAGGAGTCTCGTCTTCAAATGCAGGCTGCATTGATTCCATAATCTTATCAAAGATTTTCTTACCGAACTTATAAAGGAATATTTTACCTTCGTTCTCTGGGTTACTAGGATCTGAAACAACGAGGATATTACTTACATAGTGTAACCTGCGCTTTCGGTCTCTAGCAACGGCTTTATCTTCATCCCGGCCAGAGTTCCATAGTAGACCGTTAGCTTCACTTACTGGATCATCTTGACCAATTGAAGTTAAAGAGTTTTCAATGTACCAAAGACCAGTAGGACCTTTAAAGCCATGATCCCAATACCTTACCCAAGGGAGGTCTTCACCCTCTTGTGCTGGTAAGAATCGGATTACGGCATAACCGTTTCCTGCTTTATCTCTGGTTGGTTTCCAAAACCTATCATCACCGTAACCGGATTTTGAATCTGTTTTAGTAGATACTGCTTCTGCAGCTTTTACGAGTTTGTCGATTGACGAGCCTCGTGAGCTCTTTAGGTTTGCAAATGACATTTATATTACTCCGTTGTATATGCATTGTATTACGGTATTATTACCGTTTCTATTGTATTTCACTTTATTCATAATTATAAGTACATTATACATCAAACAAACACATTTGTCAACAACTTCATGCATTTATCTTTGTTATAATTTACAAATGGGGTGTACTTTTCAATCTTCCGTTTAGTATCAGGCCACATAATAGTGTCTGTTATCTTCTCAGATTCTTTTCCAATAAACCCAAATATGGAATTCAGAATGACAACAGTCTCTAAACTAATTTCTTCCTGCATCCATAACTTAATGACCAAGGGTAGTTGTCCGTCTTCACTCTTAAAGTTCTGATCAAACATCAAACCCTGTTCATTAATCCTATTTATATCAATTGAGAATACACGGTGTATTGATTCATGTATTCTCTTATGATCTAAATAATTCCTTTGTCCGTCTTCATTAATCATATCACCTACATACCCAACTCCATTTTTGAAGTTGGATACAAAGTATGTTAACAAATCCTTCTCATAGTTCTTTGCAACTTTAGCAAAGAAGTACTTATCCCTTCTCTTAAAAAAGGATTGAGCAGACACATTTGATTTATAATTATATTTGATTGCATCGTACCCATCAGTTTCAAAGTGAAGCTTGAGTGCGTTATATAACTTATAAGAATCAAAAGGGTCCATCATTACGCCATTACACTCTCATATAAGGCTTCAACATCTTCTACCGCACCTACTACTTCTAGTAAGTTTTGTTTGTGGTAGATATCTGCCATCTTTTTAAGATGCTTCTTATCAACTTCAACATCCTCTGCACAAGAATTAATGGCTTCTTTAATGAAGTCACGTTGTGCTTCCATCTGGGTTTTAGCATTACTGATCTCAATAACACAGTCCTTGATTCGCTTCTTATCTTCGGGAGATGAAGGTATAATCACATTACTCATAATATTTTCCTATATTGGTAGTTTATTTGTTTGCTTAATTCTAAGCAGGTTTAAATCTGTAGCTTCCGCCTCGATTTTTTGTTTAAGGGAGTCAGATAAAAGTCTGTTTAAACTTTTAAAATCCATCCCTCGTTCTTCTATGATGTAAGCAGCTGCCTCTATATAAGACAGATCCCTACTCTTTGCAACAAGTCCTTCTACCGCAGTAGAGAACCTCTTTCTCGTCATAATCTTTTGTTCAATCATATGTTCCTTATATTACCCTAAGTAGTACACAGTCTTTATTGATCCGACCGTTTGGTACACTTATCTTAGTGGTGAGTTTATCCCAGACTCTCTTGTCCATCTGTTTGGGGGTGAGTTTTAATACTTCCGGTAATACATCCTGAGGCTTTCTTAACCTAGTTGTTTTAGACAGACTATCATCAAAGTTCTTAATGGTACTACCACTTATCTCAAAGCCCTTAGTAGACGTAGTTACATACTGTGTCAACACCTTCTGCTTAGTGTTGTAGACCCATAACATCTCTTTAGTCGGTATTAGTACTGGGTTAATAGAAGTGACTTTGGACTCGATATGTTCCTGCAAATACTGTAACTTGGCAACTTGTAAATCCGTAGATTTAGGCTTCTTAGCTCTAGGTATCTTAACAGCTTTGAAACTGGTCTTCAACTTCTCTAGGTCAGCAAAGATAACATCCATTAAGTTCAGCATCTTCTTCTGACGCCTTGATGATATGTGAGAGTATGCTTCAACCGCTTGCTCACAGTTCTTATTATAAGAATCGGACACTAAGTCATATTCAAATTGAACCTTGGCTTTGAATGCATTAACTACATTACTTTTAAGACCATGCTTTTTCCATAGGTCATACACATTAAATTCTGGTTTAAAGTTACCTTCCATCCAAGAATCAATTACTATTTCATCCCAGTCTGCATGAATGGTTTCCATCATGTTATTATAAGACCTTTGTGCTGGACTTATAAACACCGGTGCATCAGCGGCAACTTCTTTCTTTTCTACGGCAACTTCTTTACCTTTAATGACCATTGCATTTAAATGTTTAGAAACTCTTTCTAGGTATACATCTTCATGGTTCCACCCACGGAAATGTAGTCTCGTCATAGCTCCTATGCCATAGTTTAATTCCCAATCTGTAATTGCCTTGAGAGCACTGATCTGTTCTTTATCAAACTTCATTACTTCTTTGGCATACTTTAAAGTAGTCGCAGTATAGTCTTTTGGTTTTGAGTAGTAGTTATACCATTGAGCGCCTTGTGCCCATGCTGATTTACGAGCAGCTTCATCTGTTGGTGGTGGAGTGATATGATCCCACCATGGCTCTGGACCCATGTACTTGTCGTCAATAGTGACTCTGTTTTTGCGACCTTTTACTCGGGCCTTTTCTAATACTTTACTTACCATACTTTACTCCTTATGTGATATATGTATATTATAACACATTTTTATTAATATGTCAACCCCCTGACGACATTCTGATAAGGAGTAGAACTGCGTCATCAAGGGGCTAACAAAACTTAGACTGGGTATTTCTTTATACCCTGTACATAATTCTCTGCAGCATTTTCTGCATACTGCTCACTTTTATTTTTGTACCATTCAATACCTAACGAGCTATCATCTATGTAAAACCTACATCCATAGTAATTCTCTTTTAGACCTGAAGTCCTTAAAACAGTTGCTTTGAGGTTTCTTTCTTGATAGGAAGATACTTCCATATAGGTAGTCTTCATGCTACTCTCCATCTTTCTTTGAATCATGGCCGAAGTACTTTGCAAATCGGCCGCCTTTTTCCCACATCAGAGGTATTCCTTTACCTTGATATTTTTCTTCTTGCATGTGTACGCTTATGTAAGTGATTAGAACCATTAAGATTATACCACCTATTCCCATAAGTGTATGTAAGAACTCAATCATTATCTTTAGCGAGAAGAGCAATTCTTTTCTCTTTCCAAAGCTTCTTAAATTCAGGATTCTTGGCCGATAACTCTGCACGTTTAAGCGCATTGAGCCTCACGACCATATTCATAATTGGTGATTTCTTAATAGTCATCTTGACTTCTCATAGATTCATATGTTTCCATTATGGAACTACCTGCAATAAACTCTTGGGTCTCTTTGTCAGTGTAGTACATATTCTCTGGCCTAAATGCCTCCAAACTTGATGGAGCTTGATGGCCTGCCTTTTTCATTGACTTGGTCAATTTCTTGTGAAGCTTCATTTCTTCTTTGATTGACTTCTTTCTAATAGCAACGTTTCCGATTGCTTTCTTAATTTGACCTTTCTCTGCGGCCGCTTTGATCATCTCAATTCTATTCATAATTTAAATCCTTATCATTTAATATAGGTATATTATACTACGGCTGAACACCTTTGTCAACCTTTTTATGCAATTATTTTGTGATGTCTTCAATGGTAATTTTATACTCTCTACCATTCACATCAGTCACTTCAATAGAGCGCTTAGTGGTCTGCATCCAACCTTCTTTAGCTAGATCCATGTGTATTTTACTTACTGCAGATAAAGTGCAGCCATTGTCTTTTACATCAACGTCTAGTGCGGGTTTTACTACTGTATGAGCGATATAATCGCAATAAGATAAACTGTTGTTCATGCTGCTACCTCTAATAAGTGTTTGCATTTCTGTCTGAATTTAAACCCAGGGCAAGAACACTTACCGTCTTTGACATAGTAGGTGTTACCCTTAGAACCGTTTACTGGGGTGCCGGAGTCTCCATTATCAATGACTCCTAGCTCTTTGAACTTCCTACGTGATGTAGAAAACTGTTTCATGGGTTTGTTGAATTCTTTATAAGCGCCACCTTTGGGCATATAAGCAACTAGTTGTCCGTGTTCGTTTACATAGTAAGTACCATTAGAAACATTCTCGGTACCCCAGTCGGTTACTTCTTTAAGAATTCTAATCATCTATTTGACCCATACGTGACTGTAACGGCTTGGTAAGTTCTCACAAGTGAATGTGTCCGACTCTGTGAAGTTAATAACCTTAACACACTGTCCGGATGAATGACTTGTCTGAACTTCTGGAATGTCGGTTGCAAATGATATTGCAGTACCTAATGCAACTCCTGCGATAGTTCCCATGGTGATACCCTTTACTGCATTCATATTAATCTTCATGCTGCATCCTCCGCACCGAACATTGACTCCCAACACGCTGGCGTACAGCCAGAGATCAGAAACTCTCTCTGATCCACTGTAGCATCAGGCAGTGCATCTTGAATAAGAGCGCCCTCGTGCCAAGCGATTAACTGCTCATGTGTGGCAAATACTACCATGTGGTTATCTTTACCTGTTACCGGTGATGTTCTTTGGACGATGATTTTCATAATTTGATTCCTTATCATTAATTCTTAATATAGGTATATTATACTACAGCTTATACCTTTTGTCAACACCTTTCTTCATTTATTTTCATTATAATGACTATAACTGAGCTTTATACCAGTGGTACCAATTCATGAGGCCAGCATTTTTGGAACAATCCAGCCTCTCTACGGAATGCTTCACGTTCCCATGGTTGGTTCTCGTACTTGTAACCTTCTGCGTTACGACCTTTCCACTTGAATTTACAATTAGATCCGTCGAGTTCTTTTCGGAAGTATTGTTTCACATGAACCATTTCATGAGCTAGGGTCTGCATCATATCAGAATACTTGACTTTCTCACCCATACATTTACGTGCAATGTTGATGTGGGCATATCCAGTTTTCACACAACCCCAAGCATTGCCTAACTGGCCTTCTTGATCCGTGACAAAGTCTATCTCAATGAGTTTTCTATGCATCCTGCCGATGCCGAGTTCTTTACATAAGTTGTACACATATAAGTCTATGATGCCGCTTGACTTTCCCTTAATCTGGCCGTTTAATAATACCATTGGCATAGTCTTCTCCTTATATCTTTACGAATGCGTGTTGAGCGTTAGTCTCAACCATGAGTCCAATTTCATCAAATCCATATAGAACATATCCATCAGATATCGGACAAGTTCCTTTCTCATATTCTACTAGGTCGTATCCAGTCGGATAAGTACCTACGTATGCATGGATATTTTCGATTAACTGTATCATATGTTCTCTTCTTTATCTTTGAATATGTGTATATTATACTTTGTTATAGACAATCTGTCAACACCTTGGCGCGAAATAGTTGCATTAAAACGTACATTTTTTAGAACATTTTGGAATATGCATATAACTAACCGATCTATGATTGGTCGTACTATAGACACTCTAAGGCTTGAAGCCGTTCTGAGATACGCTTATATTCACTGCTATAGTACGTTTCATTATACGCCTCTTGAGCCTCTATGAGCATAACTAGGTCATTCCATAGAATGGACTCTTCAGCCGCTTTATCCATTACTGACATCATACTACATACTCCTGATTTGATTTTAAGAACCATCTTTCCAGAGTGTCTTCTCCAGTAAGAATATATGCTACGGTCTTCTTGACTTTGGCAAACCGAAACCCTTGGTCAGTAGCAGCACTTCCGACCCATACAATGTGGGGGTATTCTGGGAACATACCAGTCTCGTTAACGCTGTATTCAAAGTTGTTACCGAAGTCCTTCTCAATGAAGTTTCCGATGGGTGATTCTGTATGAGTATAGTATGACATAGAGGTATCTCTTAAGCAATGAATTGGGGTGACTGCATAAACTCTTCTAACAAGTATGAATTCTCTGCCGCTTCCAATAGAGTGTCTCCATTACATATGGTTACCTCTGAAAGATCTGCATTGTCCATAATAAAGTTTTGGTAGTTATCAAAGTTTGTATCAGTCATATCATATAGTTTCATAATCTTTTCATTTCTCTTTTTTCTGAATATGTGTATATTATACTACCATATACGCACTTTGTCAACACTTATTTTACGATTTCTTAGAACATTTTGGAATAACGTTATAACTTAGGAGAATATATGGTTATAAGTTCGTCTTTGCCTTTCACCTTGATATTGCCAATCTCCTCACAGATATACTCTGCTGGAAGTTGGTCTCTGGTGAAAGAGGATATGATTGTCTTGTACTCTAGGTAATCACCCCTAGCAGCGGTAGCCTCCAATCTTGCTGCGAGGTTGACTGCGTCTCCGATAACAGAGTAATCAAATCTCGACTCACTGCCCATATTCCCAACAATGCAATCACCGGTATTGACACCAGTACCAACATTAATATCTGGAAGTCCCCTTTCTTCGTATACTGCTTTAAGTTCATTAGTCTTTGCCTCTATCTCTATTGATGATTTAACTGCCATCTCTGCATGGTTCTCACATGCTAATGGAGCATTCCAGAACGCCATAATACAGTCGCCCATATATTTGTCTATAGTACCACCATTGGCTAGTATGATTTTGGTCATGGCATCTAGGAATTCATTGACCAATACCACCAATCCTTCGGGGTCGTCTTTGTTCTTATAGAACTCTGATATGGGGGTGAACCCACAAATGTCCATAAACAAGAAGGACATCTCCTTTCTTTCTCCGCCGAGTGCTAACAGAGACGGATCTTTCTGTAACATATAGACCATATCTGGAGATAGGTAGGTTCCGAACTGACCTTTAATCAGTTCTTTTAGCTTATATGTGACATAGAACCTATTGAATGAAGCATGAGTGAATACGATAAAGGCCGTTACTGTAGGGAATAAGACATCTATCAGTAAAAGTTCTGTCATCCAAAAATGATAACCAGTATACATTGTTCCACCCATAATTCCTAGTGATGCAATTGCTGAGATATAAGTTGGAGTTTGATATACAATAAGTAATATCATTAATGATAGTCCGATAATCAGCAGAAGTTCAAGCTGATCGGCATACCATGGTCTTTGAATTTGAATACCATTTACTACAGTAGATATTAAATGTGCTTGAATGTCGTGTGGTAACATAGCGCCAGTCGGAGTCGGCACTGGGTTGACTAATCCCCCTGCACTCAATCCTAGTATGATTATCTTTTCATCGGGTAGTGGGTCTCCAAATGATATACGCTCATATTCGTTCCAGTATGCTATTTGAACATTAGAGTTCGGCGTTGTATACATTGGTGGTAAAGTTCCCATTCTTACCCACTCTACTCCAGCGTCTTTAATCTTAATTGCTAGGTTAGGCTGGAACTCCCAGACTCGTAATATCTCTAATGCTATGGAAGGCCAAAGGTGTTGATTAGCTAGGATAGCTAAGGGTGACTCTCTGACTATACCATCTACCGAAGGTGCAACTGTAACAGCTCCTACGCCTTCTGCATATTGAGCCACGACCGAAGTACGCATACCCTTATATGAATACAACCAATCTGACGGATCACCCTTTCCAAGTTTACCGAAACCCCTAGGCGGCTTATCACCCTGGGATTTATTACTCACAAAGGATGATAGTATTACATCTCTAGTTCCCATAGCCTCAGCAAGATCAGAGTCTTTACCGAATCTATCAGCCTCAGTGAATCCCATATTGAACACATATGCATTATTTTCTGGGCTAGAGTTCAACCAGTCGGCGTATATATCTCTACTGAATGGGAATTGTCCATAGGTGTCTAAGGCCTTTACGTCAATATCTACTATGACTATATTATCGGCCTTGATCGGTTCTTGATATGATTGTAGGGAATCAAAGTAGTTTAAACGAAACTGTTCTAATAACTTAGGGTCTTGGATTCTTACTGTAACAAGCAAGAGAATAGTAATCAATACTACCTTCCAATTATACATATATGTCTACCCTAGTTCCTATTCTGGAGTTTCGGTATCCGTATTTTCGGAATATATAATATCCGTAGTTTCTAACACTCACTGCTGCACTACCGAGACAGAGCATCCGCCAATAGTAAGACAGTTCTGCATTAAGGTATATGATTGTGTTCCAGTACCGCTTTGTAATAAGTCTAATGCAGTTCCACTAGTACCATCGAGTTCTATAGTAGCTGTATGTGTACCATACAACTGTTGAATACTTACAGAATTACCATCGTTGTTAATAGTTAAATCTAAATCTTTAGAACCAGAGCCTGCTTGCGTAAAGAATACACCATTATTATCTCCATTGATATCCATTACTAGATCATGATCTGGATTAGCACTACCAGCCTTTTGGCCGCCACGTATTCCATTATTACTACCATCAATATTGATTTCCATATTATGGCCTGCTTGTTCGTGTGTATCTCTACTGCATGTGGTTGATGTACTATAATAGAATTTGCAACCCTGTCCTACATCTACTCCATTATTATCGCCATCTATATCAATCCATATTCTATTGTAATCTGTGCTTGTAGAGTTATTCCATTGTTCCACTACTACTTGATTATAATCTCCACTAATGCCTTGGGACTTTCTCAATACTTGGTTCCTATCACCTTCCTGAAGTATTGCAGTATCCAGTTGATAACCAGATAATACGGTATCTATCTTATTGTTATCTCCTAGTTGCTGATATTCTAATCTAAGGTTGTCCCCTGTTTGTGTAACATATATTTCATTATCGGCCTTTGCGGGCTGACATGCGACTACTAGATATAGTACCCAAATAGATAGTGCTATGTAATTTAAAAACTTATTCATTATTGTACCTGCGTGATATTAATTATAATACCCTGTCCGTCTCCTAATATTATTTCAGATTCTTTCTGATCGGAAACCGTTCTAATTGTAGCAGATTGTGAAAGTAACATACTTATACTTATAACTCCATCAACATCCCTAAAGAATTTAACGGTATCTGCACCTTTATCTACTATACTATTATATTGGGTATCTGTATCAAACCCAACTTTAGTTCCTTGAAGGTTGATACCCGAACTTAAAGCGCTTCTATCTAGGGAAGTACCCTTATCTAATGCTTGAAGAACATCTAATACGTCTTGCAGAAAATCTACAGCTAAGTAATCAATATCAAGTTCACTAAATTCTAGTTCATCATACTCTAAGTAGTCTTTCTCTAATTCATTAAATTCAAGGAAGTCAACATCTAGTATATTAACATTATCATTCTCTGATAGAAGGCCCTCTTGTTGTTTAACTTCTTTAATTTCTTGGGGTTCCGAAACGATAAAGATATTACTAATCATACTAGGATCTATTCCGGACAATTTTACGGGTGCACTTGGACTCTTATCGTATGATGATATAGTAGACGCTTGATATGCTTCTTCTAAGGTTACAGTACCACCAGCATTGCTTATGATAATTTTACCTGAAGACAAACCAGTCTTTTCATCTGGTAGTAAAATAATAAGTGATTGACCTATCTCATCAATGGTTGTAGTAAAGTCAGTACCGAGTATAGCTATCTCAGCAGTTGGTGTTGATAATTGCACATTGGATTTTTTAATTCTTTTCCCACGGCCTGAAGTGAACCTAGCAGTTCCCTGTACCATACGAATTGCCATCTTAGATTTAGATGGGTCTGGATCATAATATGCTTCATCTATATAGATCCGAGTGTGTTCTATAATAGATAGTTGCTCTTCATCTAGGAACTCAATCAACATTCTACCATTACCGGTAACGGCAGTATCCTTTAATTCAATTCCGGGTACAGATGAAACCGACACAGTAATCTCTTCACCCCCACTTCTGACAAGTGAAGCAACGCCTTTCTGTTCAGTAATACCTCCTATAGACTCGGCCGAAACCGAACCCATAAGAAATATACTAGTTAGCGTCAGACTGTATAATATTAATGTCCGAATGTGTTGTATTAAATGTTGCATCAAGTATTGCATTGTTAGTGACTCCGACTGTAGAACCGGTATTTTGGCCTACGAATATATAATTGTAAGAACCAGTCACACCAACCGTTTGACTGTTATCAGCACCATCTTCCATTGTAGTTTGAATCCAGTTATCTGAACCAGTTACGTCCCAATCAAATGTAGCATTAGTAGAGTTAACAAATACATTCAAGGTGTTATCTGAACCATTTACATCCAAATCCATATCCAAACTATCAGCTGAACCTGCAGTAGGATTCCAAGTTTGCCAAAAGGCTGCTTGACCACTATTAGTTCTTGACCAAGTACTACCACTTACTGTCCAGAATTGCTCGGCTACTGTTTGTCCATACAGTGGAGTTGCTAGATTGTAAGTATCATCGTCATTACCAGCTCTAAATACGATACTGTTTGTGTTTCCAGTAATTGCAGAATCAATGGTCATAGTGTCAGCAGTATTTGCTACACCAATCTTTTGGTTCCATGTATTATAGTTACCAGTAATAAAGTTATTAATAGTAGAACCACTCGTTGCGATTGTACCAAACATTTTATTATAATCACCATCAAGTGTTAAATCCAGATACGAATCAGAGACTGTCATCGTCATATCAACAGCTGTTCCACTAAAATTATCACCACCATATTTGTTACCTGCACCGATTTGTTGAATAGTAAGCTCAACATTGTTTCCGGTCTGGGCAATAAATATTTCATTATCGTTCGCATCACCTGCAATTACATTTGACATTCCCATAAGTCCAAACATCACGAACATGAAGTTTTTATTCATCTTCATTCTCTTCTCCCTTTATAGAATGGACATCATTTGTCCCATCATGCTGATGGGGGTGTCTGTGTCCATTCTCTATTACCCAGTAACCTCTATCATGGCCTTGGTATATTAACTCTAGTACTGCCTCTTCGATCGCTGCTCGTGTAGCATAAGTCACACTCTCAGTAAAGGCATTACCGTCTTCTATCTCAACAAGTTTAGTGTCCATATCGACAAATCTAAACACATCATAACCACCACCTACAGACAAGATAGATTTTTTCGTCTGTACGTTCAACAAAATTTCACCCGTGAGAGTTGAGGTTGCCCTTAAACTCACGATTACCGAATCCCTCTTATACTGAACAGATGAACCAATACCTAAGTATCTTGCTCCCCGTCCTCCACTTTCTAGGTTAGTATCATATCCTATAATACCACCATCAATAATAATACCAGCAAAGAGTAACGGCTGTAACTTCTTATCCGAATCTTTCTTTTCAAACTCTTCTCTGGCCGATCTAATAATCTGTCTTTCTTTAATTAAATTTTCTAAATTCTTACGTTCTACTACTCTAAACCAAGTACCCCTTCCTGCAGTTTTTAAAGCATCAATAACAAATGCATCTGCTCCTTGAGTTACTGCTGTAGAGAAGTCTGCAAGGTTCTCTCTACTCTTTCTCTGGCCTGTCAGGTCTTCAAACTTATATACCGCAACAACTGGTTTCTCACGTGCTGGTGGTAAATTAGCCAGTTTTTCAGATGCTGGTAATGTAACCACCACAGCATCTTCTATACATTCTCCGAATGCTTGCATAAATTCAGTAGTGCAACTATCATCTATAGATGGTATACCGGCACAACCTGTTAAAGCTAACAGAAGCACTCCGTAAAAGAGTTTCATTAAAAGCCACCTGCACCTATAGGGACATCAAGTGTTGTAGTAGTTCCATCTTCACTAATGACTGTTATTCTTATGATATCCATTCCGTCTGGGCCACCACCGATAATTGTTTCGTATGTGATAGAGTTACCTTCTATCTCAAAGAAGCCTGAAGTAGAGCTTTCAGTGTTGTTAAACATATTATCAACTAACTGTTTAGCAATCTGTGCATATATTCTACTCTCCAAGTTTCTTAAAAACTTAGCTTGGGTAGTGTTATTAGCATCTCTTTCTGCTTTCTCTATAGCAGCTTCTACGTCTTCTTGTATCTTTTCTTGCCTAGACTTCTCTTGGTTCTCAATAGTTAAATAGTGAGCAGAAGTTCCCTGTCCACTAAATGATGGACTCTTAAACTTAAATACTATGCCATCAGCCATAGCGGCTTGTGATACAAAATATAATGCTATTACTAATATACCCAAATGTGTTCCTGTTATTTTCATGATTTCTTTTTCTCGTTTTCTTTATACTCTAACACCACATTCACTTTTTGTTGCAATCGAATCAAGTCTTGGTCGAGCATTCGTACTCTATCAATTAGTTTTATTAAAGCAAAATGCATTTTATCAAGTTCTGGTTCTATCTCGTTACTAATAAATTTCCATATATAAAAGAGGAAATATCCAAACCCTACACATGCTACTATAGGAAAACCATAATCTGATATTGCTTGGACTATACCATTAACTTCACCCATCAATCTCTCCGTACATCAACTTTGCCATCTTCAACAAAGTTCTCTGCTCGAGCAACTCTTTCTATATCGGGTCTTAATTCTAAAGCGGAACTGACCAACATATCAATCTTGATCATTTCATTGGCCATTGTTCTGGCCCTATTTTCTAAGGATTCACAAAACATAGTAAGGGTCTTAATCTTATCAATTAGACCTTCTAATATTTGTTTTATAATGAGGAAAATAAAAGCACCCATAGCGAGAGCCCCAGCAATGGGGGCACCGACCTGCGCAATTATTTCAAAGATTTCGGTCATATATGTATTTATAACATATATGACCTAAGATGGTTTATTACTGTGCTACTGCTACGGCCAAAGAAGTCGCAACACCAATTAGAGTATCGGATGGAGCCTTCTTAATATATAGTACTTCACCTGCGCCCATTGTTACTGTAGCTAATGTAGTTCCACCGGCAGCCTTTTTAGTGATAATTTGTACACTTGTTTTATTGTTCAACACTCGAACTAATGTGGCAAAACCGACATTACTATCTGAGGCCAGAGTACCCTCTGAACCTTTTAAATTTATTACCTGTGTCATTTCTTTCTCCGTTATGAACTAGTTAAATTTAGTTCAGTTAAACTTTTGTGCCAGTCTGAGTGTCTGAAAAGACCTTTCTTTTCGTAACACCAATACCAACCTTTATATTTCTGTTTATCTTGTGGAATGCTAGATTCAACCTTTAAAGGTTCTCTAATCGTTCCATTAATCTTTCTGCTCTGTTCGTCACTTGTTTGTGCCATCTACTATCTCTGCCTTCTACAGCAGCTCCTTTCCAATCACCACTCTGCAGCGCTGCATTGTGCTTATTAAATTTACTCAAGCGCGTAAGTCCCATATTGAACATCATGTTCGCAATAACTTGTTTTACTTCTTGTGGGTATCCGTCCCACCCTTCATGCAACTTCTTACAGTCTTTAAGTACTGACTGTACATCGTGCTCGAAGCATTCGATTGTTCTTTCTTCTGAGACGGGTGTTCCCACATCTTGTCCAAACTCTGGATCAGATTCAAGGACCAAGTGTCCAATTCCGAAAGTTGCGTAGCCCAGATGGTCTTCATAAATTTCATTTACTTGACCCTCGTCAATGATTAGTGTCTCTCTTAACTGATCTACATCAATATCTGTATCTTTATTCCAAAACATTTTATTCTCCTATATGTATAATATTACTCATTATGCTCTGATCCATTGAGTATTTGAGGCCACTAATTTATTATCTGCGAAAAAGTTAGTTAAATTAGTGCATATTGTATAACTTCGATGAGTTCCTGCATGTGCTACAATAGAATTAATAGTTTCGCGAGTTCCATCAGTTCTAAACATGACATAGCCGACTATCAATTGGTTGGGTGTATATTCATCGGTAGTATACGCATTAAAACCAGTTGAAGGATTAATAGAATATACACCCATAGACAGATCAAGTAAAAGTTGGTCTTCAGAGATTATAAAATCATTAACTTTATAATTTGTAGAACTATCTGCTATGATAATGTTCGTCACTTCTGTTAATTCAACTACACCTGTTATTATATTCCAACCAGATACCATATCTCCTATACTAAGGTCGTCTATTGAGACAGTCTCGGAGCCCGCATTAATGAGCATAGATTCATGTATATAACTCATGGATTGAAACCTCCGCCCGTTGTAAATATTGTAGAATCTCCGTAGAGTCTTATGTCTTGTTCTCGGATTACCGTGGCACTTTTATTGGTGCTGGTATTTCTTACCCAAATCTTGAGCCATGTTGTATTCTCAAAATGCGCAGTACCATCGGCCTGGAAATGCTTTATGAAGTCTGCACTAAGTCTCGCGCCGCCGTTGAAGGCCGTGCTAGATATTGAATACCACGTGTTATTAGCCATGGATGTAGTTCCTCCACCGTTGCCACTAACTGAGACTGATGATGAGGTATTTGCAGTATCTCCTGTTACGCTAGGCCCTGCATAGCTAGTATCAAACTCGAACATAATCTCATTAGCCGCGGCAAAGTCTGGGTTAGACGCTGTCGCTAAGACTATTGTACTAGTACCCATATGCACAGAAACGTTGCTACTATTATCATACCACGAGTTAGTAGCGGTCGGTGCCTTGGTTACATATAAATTTGCCTGAGTAAAGCTGCCTTGCCAAGCATTCCAACCCGCGTACAACTGGAAACGGAAATCAAAGCCTGGTTGTGAATAGGCCGAGCCGAAATTATTAGAGGCCGCGGCCGCTGTATCTGCAGATGTTACGGACGCACCTGCTACAGAGGCAGCTTGGTTGCCTGTAAGCTGGCTGGTAAACGGTGTAGAATGCACATAATTGAGAAACTCTGACATAGCATATGGTGCTTCATTCAGAGTACTTAAACCTTCAACTGCAGTAGTTGATAAAGTTGTCAACGACTTACTTGTAGTTGCAGTGTTTGCGGCTGAGATAGCTAGAAGAGAAATAGGATATGAAATCGCCATTATTTTATAATTCCCGTAATTAAATCCTCAAACTGCTCGATCTTCTCGACACGGTTTGGCCAAAGGATATATTCCTTCTCCGGATTTTTCTTTAAATTTGATAACAGAGGTAGTATAGCATTATATAACTTATTTAATTTCTCTTCTGCTTCATGAGCATTAGCCGAAGCTGAAGAAGCTTGAGAAGTCACCTTCTGTACTGCTTCTAATTCATTCTCGTCTACGGCCGTGAAACCGAAATCAAAGTCTAATAGATCTGCCATATTTAACCCTCTATACTATTTATATTGCCATTCTTTCGCTTTCGTGGAATGGTCTTCTTTTTATCGGGCACAACATTATGCCGTTTATACGGGCTATCCTGGCCGAAAAGAATTCGATGGTATCTCGTCTTTATTGCTTTCATCTTCACCGTATCTGCCTCGATCCTCATTCTTCTGGTCTTTCTTACCAAATATAGCATCATAGTTATCCAAGTATGCTTTACTTGACACTTTACTCTGGATTGAATCTCCAGTTACATCATTCTTTGTTACCAATTGTGTAGTACTCCACTCATTATGAAAAAGCATGTGATAAAATTAACCAAAACTATTATGGTTCTTACCACTGCAATTATATCTGCTTCTTTATCTGAGGATCCTGCTTTTTCTCCTAGGCTCTTGGCCCAGACTCTCCAGTACTTATTCCTCATATCTATTTATACTTCCTTAGTCCCAAAGATTTTCATAATATTTACCAAATAATCTAAAGCCGTTTGATATTCTTTTCTGATATGCTGTACGTCCTTTCCAATCGATTTCAAATGTATCGTTAGGTCCTTTAACAATTTCGTGCATACCTTTATGCTTGCCTTCGGTTAGTTCGATCCAATGGGTGTCATGTTCGCCTGATTGAAACTGTTCTTCCCAATCTTCATGTTTGCTCTCAAAGGCAAAGATCATTTCTCCCATTACCCAATCCCAACGATCGAAGAACTTGCTATCAGTCTCACCATTTTTAGTGTATGCTGTTAGTTCTTTCTTAGTAGGACGGAGTTCTTTTGGAACATCTTTATTATCAACATCAGGAGCTCCATGCTTGGTCAATTTGAGTTGCTTGAGCATGGGTTCGATAATGTATGAAAGAGTATGATCCATACTCCAAGTATCAAAGTCATCTATATGTACAGATACTTTAGGTTCGTTTTTAATTCCCAACTTATACAGGAAGTTG